CACATATATCTCACCACCTACAGTAAGAGTATTCCCTAAAGTAAGATTATTAGAAGACGGATTATACGTCAGTCCAGCATCAGTTTTAGGAGACAAAGAACCTGAGGAAGACGTAAAGAACGGAACGCGATAGGTAGCGTTAGTAGACGACGTTCCGACCGTAACCGTCGCAGCATTACCCGTAATATCTGACGAAATTGACGCTGGTAGCCGTGCATCGCTAATGGTGCCAGACGTAAGATTAGAGGCATTCAACGAAGTAAGACTTGCCCCCGACCCGCTAAACGTTCCAGCAGTAAGGGTATTTGAAGACGGATTATACGTCAGTCCACCATCAGTTTTAGGGGACAAAGAACCTGAGGAAGACGTAAAAAACGGAACCCGGTAGGCAGCGTTAGTAGACGAGGTTCCGACCGTAACCGTCGCAGCGTTACCCGTAGTATTTGACGAAATCTCCGCTGGTAGCCGTGCGTCGCTAACTGTGCCCGACGAAAGATCATCCGCATTCAACGAACCAACAAAACTTGCAGCAGTAATCGTCGTAGTTGAATCAATCTTATCGCCAGTAACCGCATCCGTAGCCAACTTAGCGTTAGTCACCGCAAGCGCATCAATCTTAACCTCAGTAACACTCGCACTCCCAAGCTTAGACTCAGTCACACTCGCAGTATCAAGCATCGTCTCCGTGATCGTGCCAGCAGCAATAGCGTGCGTATGATCCGCCTTCGCAGCAGAAGAAGCCACACCCGCAGACGCCGTACCATCAATAATCCCAATCTCACCAGAAGACGAAGCCAACGTTCCAACATCGGTCCAAACCGTCCCATCACAATAAGACAACACACTAGACCCTGAGAAATGGAAAAACCCTTCATAACTAGCAGACGCTACAGGACGGCTACCGGCCTGATTATAGCCAGCCGCCCGATCCTCAATATTGTCATGAGATACGTCCATTTGTTCACGGGTAAACGGATCACCCCCCGAATCCCACCGGTAAATACCCATCCTGTCTGTCTGCGATACAGCCATATCAAGCCTCCTCTAAAGATAGTTTACTAGGAAATCTCTGTCCCTAGCAGCGTAATTTCAAGATCAGTTAACCGCCGATCATAAAAAGCAAACTCTGCTAAACCAAACCGGGCGTTAAACTCGCTCGCCGCCCCCTGTCCAAAACTACCAGTATCAGTAACTGTCGTAAACGTAGACAAAACAGACGTGGCAGCAGTGATCTCGCCTGAATTATCACCGTCGATGACCATACCTAAGCCGTTTGCGGGATCACGGCGAACAACAATCCAATGCCATTCACCGAACGACGGTGTTTCTGTCCAAGTGACAGTTTCTGTGTCGGTGCCGTCTGTGAACGTGGCTTTTACGTCAGCGTCGTCGTAGAATATGCGTAAACCTTGGTTGGTGGCGTTCTCTAGCCGGAAAATGTCGTAGGTACCGGTTGTCCAGAAGCGGCGCACCTGTAGTAGAACCGAGAAGGGGTGGTATGTTTCTAGTTCGGGCGGGTTAAACATGGTGGGTGTGCCTTCGTAGACGTGAAGGATGTCTCGATTGACTACTTGGCTGGGTGCGTATGCTGTGCTGGAAGATCCAGGGAAGCTTCTTGTCAATGTCCACGTATTACCGGAATCAACAGAGTCAGCCCCCGTAGTTGCCGTTGAAGCAATCGTGTCGGGAAGGAACGTTGCTACGCTGGAACCCCCTCCGCTGGGCTGAACGTCAATCTGTGTGACGGTTATGCCCTGGAAGCGCTTGGTGGCCGCAGAATCATAGTAGTCTTGCGCTGTAAAGGTAACATTACCGCCAGAGTCTGCCGTAAAAGAAGCAGTATCAGGAGGAACAAGGGTTGACGTAGAACCATCTGAAGGATCAACGACTGTAGGTATAACTTCATACACTGCAGACGCTGCCCCAACTCCCAGTCCTATAGATAGCGAGTCACCTCCAGAAGCAGCAGCACCATAATACCAAACGTCCGCTCCCGAACGTTGACGCATAGCCAACACGTCCAAATCATTCGTAGCCGACTGATTAACAGTCATAGTCACCACGGTACCATCACTCGCAGTCACATCAAAAGTATCAGCATACAACGACGCAGTAGAAAAATCTACATCAAACGACGGAACGTACGTGTACATCCCAAAGTTATCCGTCGAACCGCCATCCACATAAGCATGAGCAGCAGCCGACGTAGCAGACGAACCATCAAACACAAGAGGAGCATTAAACAGCATGAATCGCTTCACCCCACAAGAAACCGGCACCGCATCAGCCCAATTATCCGTAGCATCAAGCTGACCCAAGACTTGAACTCCTGCCGCAGACGCAGACCCAGACCCAGGAGTAAACACCACAGACCCCACAGCATTAACATCCCAATCGTCATACAAAGACGACTGTGCATAAAAAGAAGCCGTAGCGGTACCAGACAACGCCGACCGAGAAACTCTCAACACATACTCGCCGGTCGAACCAATAGAGTTAAAATCTATAGGATCAGACACCGCATAATTAGAAGCATCCACTGCCTCGTACCCATCAATCAGCATCAACCTAACTTCAGGGTCAGGGCCAGGAGTAGCCCCAGAAACTAAGTACACCGCCCAATCGTTATCAGCACCAACAAAATCGGTACCACACGCCAACAGCCGTTTTTCACGGTACAACCAATCAGCAGGAGTGACACCCCCATCACCGGCAGTGTCCAAAGCAGCAGACGGCAACATAATATCAGTAACAACAAAAATAAGATCATACCCTGCAGTAGATCCGCCCAAATCTACTATAGTCGCAGACGCACTAGTAGCAGACCCGTACGTAGAGCCTGACGTATCGCCGTAAAAATACTGCAATCCCGAACTGTAATGACCGTTACCGACACCTCCACCAACCTCAGGCACAGTCGCGGATGCAGTCTCATTCAGTAAAATGTGTCTAGCAAAATTGCGTTCATCTGAAACAAACGAACGCCCATATACAGTAACACCCCCTGCAGCCGAATTAGAATACGTGGCAGGATAAACTAACGCACTAATGTCGTACGAGGCGTCGCCTGAATTCTTTGCCTCAGACTCTTTAAATGCCACCGCCCCCACAGACAAACTACTATTAAGGGCATCTTCAATAAATGCTCCTGAAGGGTCAGGGTCGACAGCAGGATCAACCAAAACAGAAATCTGAAATGGGTTCTCTTTAGCGCTCTTATTGACGTTCACTACATGCTCATCTGGCGTAGCAGTATCAAACAGCGTTCTGATGTAGGTTTCGATAACATCAGGGCGCCCCGCCCCTAACCCAGAGAATCCTGTACGAATCTGATCACGAAAACCTTGAATCGAATCAAAAAAATCAGGGTTTAAACTTTGAATTTCTAGCCAGTTAGCGAAAGAGTCCCAGTCATCCCATTGACCAGGGCTGGTAGGATTGACCGGGTCGTACGCTTCCAAAGCCACCCACGGTGTAAAGCCTGAGGCAGCCGACAACAAAGTAGTAGCCGTAATAGACGCCAACCAAAATAGATACGACGCCTCCGCAGTGTCTGGATCTGTCAGCTTAGACTTGCTTTCCACGCCCTCCGTGGCACGAACATACTGGAAGTCTACAACAGTATCGGCAATGTCGTCGGCGGGACGTGCCATTGATTCAATAAACCGTTTCAACGGAAACGGAATTTGATCGCTCTTAGTAATGTCTGCAATATTTTGATCATCAACCCGCATAAACTCGGGCATGTCCGTATAAAACAGATACGAAACTCTGCCATACCCGCCGTAGTGATCTTCACACACTACCGGATCGTACACCAGCATCGCATCATCGACTGCAAGGTTACCGGCAGTTCGGCCCTGGAATGTGATCTTAACTTTCATCACCATGCTAGTGCCCGCAGAAACGCCTGCTGCAGCAACAAAGCCCTGATACACCCTGCCGTATTTTCCGGTAGATAACGTAATCGTTTGATTTTCAGTGCTCGCAACCGGAGACGTATCTGTAGTACTCGTGTAATAATCGACTGTCACGACCGCTTCAGTATCAGCAGTCGCCCCAATAGCCAAACTAACCAAATAGTTGCGTCCCTCGACAGCATCAACAAACGGCGATTCAATGACCACGCTCGGCTGAATCGCTGTAGATTTCACACGCAACACATTCCCGACATACACGTCAGCATACTCATCCCCAGGAACGTACTTGTTGTAGAAGCCTTCCTTGGAACGGAACGTAAGGTCGGCGCTACCCGAAGTCAGAGTCCAGCCACCGTAGTCGCCAGAAAAGCTGGTACCAAAATCTGCTTGAGTCGTAGAGAAAGCGTTAAAGATCCTATGGGACATAAGAAAACCTCAACTAGGTTACGGTAATGTTTAGGGTACCGAACGTCACCAAAGTACCAAGGTTACGAACTGTCAGGTCACTATCAACTGCTCCTGTACCGTTTAGTGCCGTAAATGTGTTGCTGTCGTTACTTCCCCCGGTAAAAGCTCCGGTAGCGGTTGCCGAGCCTAAAGTAGTCGCAGTAGATCCAGTGCCAGGGTAGGTAGCGGCAGCATCAACGCTGCCTCCATTTGACGTATCGTTATACAGAAGACCATTAGCTACGGCTTCAAACGGCTGGTTAAGTGCTCCGCCCCCGGAAATAGTCACATCAGCAGTATTTATAAACTCGTATAAAACTGGATCATCTGCGTTCGCATCAACATAGTAAAATCCAAGTTGTCCCGCTGTATATAGGCCATCCGGAGAAACTAAAGTACCAGCACCGCCTTGACCTATGTCTAAATTAACAGTAGTCTTCGTACCACCAGACAATGTGTAATAACCAATGTTATCCGTACCAACAAGCGTCTGACCATCAAGCGTCAAAGACGAAACATAATCCACACCAGCAACACTATCAATCAAAGCAATAAGCTCATTCTTACGGACAGTGTTCGTAGACCAATCCCACACATTAGGATCAAGATACGCCTTAATAGCATCCTCAACCGAAGTACGAACCGTAGAAGCAACAGTACCCGACTGCGCCACAACATTCGCCGTCACAGAAACCGACGCTAACTCTGCAGACATCACATCAACCGTAACCCCCGACGGCGTACGCTCAGTAACAGACTCATACAAATCCGCTAAATTAGCCGTAGACACCGGAACCTCCACCGACGCCGACGCCGCCGTACTAACATTCCCCCCAACCGCAACCAACACAACACCATCATGCGTCCCGTAATCCGAAGCAGTCGTATCACGATCACGATACCGCCGCCGGTTATACACCTCAACACGATTCGCATACGACTTATTAGACGACACATAAAACTTAATCTGAGAAGCCGTGGTAGACGCAGTCGTGTAACTAGCCAACAACGTAGTCCCCCGAGTGAAATACTCTTGATCTGTTTCGGCGTCCAAACCAGTCGTAGGATTAGTCGCAAACACTGCTGACTCAAAATTATCGTTGCTTGTCAACAACGCCAAATTCCTGCCCACCGCCGTACTAGAATTATACGCCGTACCCACAGAATCGGCGGTCACCGCAATCCCAGAATTAGTTGTTGCTGAGGTACCGTTAAAGTCCTCATCTAGTTTAAAAACAAACGAACGAGCTTCGCCCTCATCATAATACAAAAACTGTGTTCCCGCATATAAAGTTTCGTCAGCATACAACTCAATATCAATCGTAGCCGTAGCCTGCGTGCCGTCGCTACGGGTAATCCCAAACAACTGAAGCAACACTTCAGTCGTCGCAGACGGTAAACGATTAATCGCCTCCACCAACTGAGAACTCCGGTTAGCGAACGCCTCCGCCAACACGACCTCAATCTGCCCCGCCTCAGGCTGCCACCCAGGCAACAACCCTCGGGCACCAGACAAAATGTCATTTAGAATACTGACAGGATCTTCGTCAAAAACACTTAAATCGACATAACTGCTTACATCAGGCGACGACATGACAGCCCCCCACTACTCAAACTCGACACGAACATCAGACACAACCCCCGCCCGTTTCAAAACACTCACCTCGGTAAGGTTAATAGAACGTGGATAGAAGTCAACGAAATCAGAACTGAACCCGGCCACGTCGAAATCATCGAACAAAGGATCATTAATGCCAAATTCAGGCATTAGCACTCTCTCATTTTTTCTAAACTTCAAAAAAGCAGAAATCTGCTGCGCCTTATACGTGTCAGTATCCGTGTAAACAGTACTCAATCGCTTGTTAACTAGATCCATACTAAACGGATAAGACATAACAAAAGCAGCCACGATGCCTCCAAAATAGCCCTCATATACATTCTACCGAAAAATCAGGTCCGGTACACCCTACTCGCCTGAAGAAACTTCTCGATACCAATCAGCAAAATATGGGTCAGTTACAGGAATAAACGAAAGATTAACTAAATCAATATCCCACTTATTGTCGTCCACAATAACCCAAGCAATCTCTATGCTCGGTTCAGCCGCTACAGTACCTGCGTTACATTCCAAACCAAAAACGTTAACAAAATAGTTAACGACACACGCAGAAATGCCCTCATGGTAACAAGGAGCGTCATCGCTCCCACCATGAGGGCAAATACTTGGCGAAACATCAAAAGTAGATTTATTGATGTTTAGCAGAATGCGATGACCATCAACATTCCACTCTAACTCTTTAGTCATCCTTCTTTAAAGTTGAATCACCGTCGGACGAGTCTTCCGAAACGGCAGTAACTAGTTCCTGCTCAAGCGTCTGAATACGCTCAACCGCAGTATTCAGATTCACACGAAGAACGGTGTTAGCGGCTGTAAGCTGCTTAACCTGCTCAAGCAGATCATTAATCACAGCATTCGGATCAACACCAATATCTGACATAGTAACTTTCTTTCTACTACCACCACTCGGGTGCAGGTCTACCCTTCTGCCAAACAGCAAAAGATTCTTTGTCTATTCTATAGAATTCTCGGTAAATGTCAACAGCTTCATCAAGCGGAGCATACTTAAAACCAAGACGTTCATGGAACGAATCACCGACAGCTAATGCAATATCAGTCAACTCGCCATCAGGAAGAAGATGAGACGAATCAACAATCTTGTCCAACTGCCTTAAACAAGCATGTTCCTTGTTGAATCGGAAACTGAACTCTTCACACAACGCATACGCATGATCAAAAAGCCAGCTAAAGTTACTGATCGACTCGCCCGCCCACCGGGTACTCGGATGATTCGCATACCCGCCACGATGCGGCGTACCCTTAGCAGTCAAAGGCACATCTTCGTCCGTAGCACCATGCTTACGAAGAGCAGACACAAGCATCTGCACGCTCTCAACAGTCATTTTGTTACAATGAATATCGCATAAACTTTGAGCAGCGATTACAGGATTTTGATCTACAACGAAAATGTTCATGTTTTCCAGTATACCGTACATTGGCGCTAATTGCAATGTTTTTGTGCGGGTACCGGGACTCGAACCCGGACGGGATTTCTCCCAAAAGCTTTTAAGGCTTCAGTGTCTACCTAGTTCCACCATACCCGCTAGTGAGAAGCAGTGTAGCACCTACCTCTCAAACAACAACCTCAGTCGTCGTTTTCTTGACTAAACGCCCAAGCAATCCCAGAAGAAGGATGCCGCAACCGGGCAATAGCCTTCGCCTCCAACTGCCGGACCCGCTCACGAGTCAACCCCATCTCATCCCCAATCTCCTGCAACGTCCGAGGACTACCCGCCGACCCCAAACCATGATGACGAATCAACACGGCATACTCGCGCTCAGGAAGGATCGACAACGCCTGCATGATATCAGCCGCAAAACTCCCCTCAATCCCCTCATCCTCAACCGCAGCCTGATCACGGTCAACCAACGTATCCGCATGAGACACAGCACTGTCTGCGCTCAACGGAACATCCAAAGACTCCAACTTAGTGTTCTCCATGTGTGCCCAAATCTCATCCAAATAATCATCCTCCCACCCCAAATAATCAGCAACCTCATACGTAGAGAACGAACCACGACTAGACTCAAACTCCTCCACGACCGCCGCCAACTTACGCACATCCGCCTCAACATGCATCGGCAAACGTATCGCCCGCCCCTGATTCGCAATAGCCCGCTGACACGCCTGACGGCACCACCAAGTAGCATACGTAGAAAACTTGAACCCTCGCTCAGGGTCAAACTTATCAGCCGCCCGCATCAAACCAATCGTGGCCTCTTGAATCAAATCGTCGTACTCGATACGGGACTGCGAACGAGCATACTTCGCTGCGGTGTCCATCGCCAACCGAAGATTGTGGGACACGAAAATGTCCTTCGACCGCTTGCCCTCACGGACAGCAGCGTTCAACTTACGGCGCTCCATCGGATCAATGATGATCCCCTCAATGTGGACATGGTTCAAGTAGCTGTCTGCCTGCAAGCCTTCCTGAATTGCACGCCCCAACACTTGTTCTTCCTCTCGGGTCAGAATCTTGTGCTTGGAACTGTTCTTGTAACCGGCCATGTAGCCTTCTTTCACTCGGTATATACGTGGTCTCCCGCCCTTTACGGAAGACACAGTGACACTATCAACGGTTGCCGACTATTGCAACGTCATTTACAAAAAGTTTTGCGCCTAATCACCAACAAATGCTAGTAATAGTCTAGTTTTGTTAGTAATACGCTACTAAAACTGATACTGTTTTGTCTCAAACAACGCCTTCTTCAACGAGTCATCGCCATACTTCTTGCGGTCGTCGTCCGTAAGTTCTATGACCTCGTGTTCGCCGTCTGTATATAACGTGCCCCATGATTCGCCGCCCAGGTCAGGCTCAGTCGAAATGTGCACGTCTTTCAGGATCATCTCCATAGTGACTCCGGCCTCCCTGCAAAGCTCCACAGCGTTCTCTTCTGGGAAACTAAACAGAATCTCGTCATGAATAGGCAACACCGCATAGTCCCACAAGCCAGCTTCGTGGATCTTAATCATCGCACGGCCTAGAACATCACGGGCAGTAGACTGAATACAATAATTCAACGCAGCATACGGGCGCTCAGCATCTACCGGAAGCTTACGTCCAGTATGGGTAATAACATAGCTACGCCTACCAGTCTTGACTGGATACGCCAACTGATGGGCATACCGTGTCACCCCCTGATACGTGCTATCAAACAAATCACACACCTTCTGTGCCTCTTCAACTGACAGCCCCGACTGCCTAGACAGCGTTTGTGGGCCAGCGCCATAAACCTTACCAAAGTTCACAGTCTTAGCGATCTTCCTAGTCACCCCAGTGTTATCGGCAGTAGTCTGATGCAAATCGCCTCCCTGCTTAAAAACATCCAACATAACCTGATCCTGAGATAATGCCGCCAACACCCTCAACTCTACACCAGAAAAGTCAATCGACGCCATACGGCAACCCTCTTCAGCCAAGAACATTCGACGTATAGCGTCCCCTCCCGAAGGAAGCTGCTGCAGCGGAGGATCAGTCAAGGACATACGCCCCGTTCTAGCCTGCAAACTATTCATCTTCGGATGAACCCTACCATACTCGTCCATACTGGTTAGGGACGCAATCACATAACTATCACGCCACTTAGCGCTGTTCTTCGCAGCCATGACCGCCTTAGCAAGCTCGCCAGCCAACCCAGCGTCTGAGTCATCAATCACAGCCTGCAGCACCGTCTTATCGACCTTCAAAGCCCCCGAATTCGTAGTCTCACGCAGTCGAACACCTAGACGCTGCAGTCCTTCAGCTACGTCCCTCGTAGCGTTATGGTTCTCCACACCAAACGAACGAACAACATCAATATAGCCTTGCTCTTCCTCGTTCATACGTTCTACCAACTGCTCTGAATACGGCACGTCAATACGCAATCCACGCCGCTCCATATCCGCAACAAGCTTCAAAATTTGATGCTCATACCGAACCAGATGATCCATAGTCTGACGTTTAATCTCTCTACGCAGCTTAGGAAACAACCGGGCAGTCAAAATAACGTCAGTACCGGCGTAATGAACCAGCGTGGGATGCGTAGCAGGAATGTTACGCCAGCCCTGCTTAATAGACCAGTTTTGTCGCTTAAACAAGTCTTTCAAAGCCTGATCTGAATCAGGCGCAGAAGCGTCCACATGATGCGCCGCCAAGTTTTTAAGGCCGTGCCCTACGCCGCCCTCCACTCGGCTACGTGGATCAGCCAAGTGCGACAGAATCTTTGTGTCGTAGGTTCGGTCTAGGATCTGCAACGCATCTACATGCCTGTGACGGTCTAGCCCTAACGCATCGAACACGGCGTTATGCGCCAATAACCGATAATCAGTATCGTTCATAACGATGTCTATCGACCGTTGAAACCAAGGATCGCCCCAAATAAACACGAACGCTTCATCCTCGTCACCCCACTGAATACTCTTGATTTCCCATGATGTAGAGTAGATATCCAGACCCGTCGCCTCAATGTCATAGGCTATAGGCCGGTTTCTGTCAAACAACCAATCTCGAAACACAGCAAACGAGTCATCAGACCGGACCAGAGTCACCTCACCGACAGAACTATCTGCGACATAAGTGTCATGAATCCAGTCATCAAACAAAGTCAGTGACGTATCATCAATCATGACACCATGATATCGTGCGGGGCAGACTCACGCAACGACGAGTTAGACACCTTCATAAACGTGGCGTTTCGTGACAACTCAAGCAAATCCTTAGCGCCAACATAGCTGCACGTTGACGACACGCCCCGCACAATGCCGTCCACAATAGGGCCAACATCGCCCTTGTAATCTACATAGCCCGACACGCCTTCAGGATAGGCAGAACCGGCTTCGGACGATGCCATCCCTCGGTAACTCTTCATCTTGACACCCTGAATCGTCACGATATCTCCCGGCGCTTCTGTCGTGCCAGCCAACATGTTACCCAACATTACAGCATCAGCGCCAGCCGCTAACGCTTTAGCAACATCTCCCGCTGTACGCATACCGCCATCAGCAATAATCTGAACAGCGTATCTATCTGCGGCCGCAACACATTCAGCAATAGCCGTAAGTTGAGGAACCCCTACCCCTGTAACAATACGAGTTGAACAAGCACCTCCTGGCCCAATACCAACCTTGACTACATCAGCCCCGGCTTCAGCCAAATCAACAACACCTTCAGCAGTAGCTACATTACCTCCCACCAGAGTCACATCCAGCCCCATCTTTCGGCGCATGTACTGTAACGTGGTCAGGGCGTGCTCACTGTGCCCGTGAGCAATATCCAGAACCAGCATACGGGTACCGTGAACGCCAGCCTCGTACAGAACGTGATCCAAATCTTCATTCACGCCGAACGCTACAGCGGACCGTGTTTTACTAGCCGCTGCTACACCAAACCGAATGTTTAGCGGCAAGTTGCGGTGAACCACGCCCACGCCACCCAACTTGTCCATAGCCCTAACCATTGACCCCTCACAAACAGTATCCATATTCGCCGCCATAATAGGCAGACCCATACCGACCTTTCCTAACATCGTGGAAAGGTCGACGTGAGAACGGCTCCGGACAGTAGAAAACCCGGGGACGATCAGCACGTCATCAAACGAGAGACCCTCAGCCTCAGAAATCTTCAACATAATCTACATTCACCTGCTTGATGTCATACTCTTCTATAACCATTCGACGCATGTCACGATACTCCGATTTGGTATCGTAGCAAAACGCTGCTAACTCTCCCCCACTGTTCGTCAACACGCACAGATCGTAGTCATAAAACGCATACCACGTTTCATACCCATCGTGCATGTACAGACGATCAGGAGCGATCTGGTACAGTTGCTGTTCAATTGATGTCAACATAGTTACTTAGGGTACCACTGTTGGTCGCTCAACACTACTTTCCGCCAAACGAGTCCTACTATAGGACTTACAGTCATTGCACTGCCACTGCTGATACGTAGCCACCTGCGTGGGCCGCTGACCTCGCCTGTGCAGGTTACTGGAACCGCAAGTCGGACAGTTCTGTCCACCATCGTACACATTAAGATTCGGATGGTTTTTCATCCAAGGACGTAGCTTCATATAAACTTCGCGAAGCAAATCAACATCCTGCTTAGCGTACTTAATCATCAACTTCCAATACTTCGTATCTCCACGCATACAGCCCGCCCAGGTCTCAAACCCTCCCGTGGAGACCTTACGGCCAACACCTAGATGATCGCCAAGGTGGTCCAGCTTGTTGCTGTTAAACATGAAGTATCTACGGGCAACCTTCAACGTATCTACTGACTTGACCGGAGATGCTGGACCTAGACCGTGGGCTACGAAACGAGCGTTAGCCTTACGCATATCGAACTTGTCTCCATTATGAGCAATCACAATATCGGCCTCATTAAACAAATCCCAAAGCTTCTTAGCCACATGGAAATCATTTTCTGGGTCCTTCTTGTACACCTCAGGGAAGTCCACAAGAGAAGTCACATTAGCCTTCTTCTCATGCTCCCACCGATACGACACACACAACATATACCACTCACGGTCGTGAGCGATCACGTTCTGCTCGTACTGTCCCCAAACAAAACTCAGATTCGGGGCGGTCTCTATATCGTAGTATAGGATTTTAGCCATATCTATCACTTACCTAACTGTACATCATCAACGCTATCAAGGCAAGCCTTTAAACGTTGAATGTCGTCCAACTCGTAAAATTTGTCGCCCGCAGAGAAAATCGTCCTACGGCTACGTCGCTCTTTCCTCAAAATACCTTCTTTAACTAGACGATCTAAAGCACGCCACACATGCTGGTACCTGATACCGACTTGTTCAGCGATCTGCTGCTGTGTCAACGACGGATTCTCCAACACAGTAACCAATACCTTTGCGTTAACGGTCAAGATCCGCATCAGCACTCTCCAACACTGACAACCCAACATCTATCTCATTCAGCCGCGCCTCAAGCTCATCGTTCCGACGCAGCAAAATATTCAGCTTCTCAGTCACTTCACCAAGCACGCTAGCCAAAAACAAAAACTTGTCATCGCTGGAAAGCAAATTTGTAAAATCTGAGAAAACAGACGAATTACACTCGTACTTCGTAGAAGCCCTAACCAGAAACTGCCGGTACTCTTTAATCAAAAAGTAGTAGTTACCGCTATGATGAGTGTCTACCCACTGCAACAACCACTTCTCAAAGTCATCACCGAAAAAATACGTATGAGTCTTTTCCTCAACAGTCTCTCTAAGAACACCCTGCTCAACCAAAGGCTTTAAAATCCACTTAAGTTGAGAAGAGTCCGTGCGCAAAACACCGTCTCTAGCAATCAGTAGAGACAACGAGTTAGCTACTAGCTTACTATTGTCCCGAGGAACCTGATAGCTAGCTGCTTCGGTAACTACTTTTTTATTCATGTCGGTATTATACACCTACACCCAAACGCTGTCAACACACCAACTACTTGAACAAGGCGCTCCACGTAGTCTTACCCACGTTACCACTAACCTGCATCTTGTTCTTTGCCTGGAAAGCCGCAACAGCCTCTAGCGTCTTGCGGCCATACCACCCGTCAACCTTAACTCCCAGAGCTTCCTGAACGGCCGCAACTAAATGCGATCTCATGCCTTCTTCCAACTCTCTGCCAGGATAAGTCGGAGCAGGTACTGGCGCTGGAGTGGCCGCCTTTGCGACCTTTCCAGTAGAAGATTTCTTACGTGCAGTGCTGGACGATTTCTTACTTGGGGCCATACCCAACTCCTAACTTAGAGACAACAATCCTATTATACCACATTAGCCGCACCAATTGCCGCTCATATACCACGGCTGCCACTTACATCCTGCCCAACTCGCCGCAGAATCAGCAATAACCTTAGCCTGAATAAGATTCGTCAAAGGGTCTAACAAATCCTGCCTCGTAATACCTGCAGCAGACAACCTGCCACCATGCGCCGCCCAGTTAATCTGAGTCAACCCATAGTCATTTGTGGGACTAATAGCATCAGGCTGACACGTAGACTCCCTAAACATGATATGCCCCAACTTCGGCAAATCCGCCTCAGACCAGCCCGCCTGCAACGCCACCGGCCACCACTCCGTACACTTCGGAGTAATAGGAGCATTCACACGAACACGGCCAGATGACGCAGGCTGAACAGGCACATGCTCGCTAGATAGCTCGTAAATTGCTAAAAAGTTCAGATGCGCCACACGGGTAGCAGGGCCGTACACCCCATCAACATCAACATTCAAGAACTGCTGCAACTCACGAACGTCATCTCCCTTACCCAGCCACGTATACTCGGCGTTCAGTACACTCACGTCCTCAATCGGCACAGGATCACGCTCAACATCTAGAGGCACTTCGACATCTTCGACAAGTTCAACATCTTCGGCCACGCTAAACTCTACAGAAACTTCAGCTTCGGGGCTGTAGGGTTCAGTTATTCCCACGCCGCCTGAACTGGTGGAGTACGCTGCTACGGCTGCGCACACAGTAAATGCTGTGACATATTTAAAAACGGGCATTTTGCTCCTTTGATCGCTCCGTATACTGTACACCGTCGGAGGGCCTATTGCAAACGTATTTCAACCAAAATCTCTCTCAGGCTCAACATTATACTCCTCTTTATGGTGTCATCGGCGGGTCCCACGACGGACCCACCTCCCAGTTCGCCGGAGCATCACGCAACTCCTGACGGTACTGCGCCCATGCCGCCCTACTCCCAGTCGGGTCGTCCGCTGCTTGCGTCCAATCGCTAGCGGCGAGCAGTCCGTTGCGGTGCAGTCTCATCCGTTCGGCATACCACTCGGGCGGAACGTCATCGGGGTCAAGGTCGTCGGTCAGGTCGATTGTCATCATGCTGCCTCGTAAACCATGTTCCATACAATCCGGTCGTTTGTCGTCCACGTAAACGGCGTCGTGGCGTTGCACCCATCGAGCCGCCCTGGCGTCGCATTATTGAGATGCCGCAAACGGACTGTCGACGTACTAAGAGGCGAACCAGCGCCGAGAAAATGCAGCGCGATCGACGCATCGCGGAACTGAACAGTTGTCCCGATAGCCAGACCATAAGTGTCCGCCGCTTGTACCGGCGGCTCCATCACGATCTCGCCCGTCACCGCCGAGGTCGACCCCAAAGTAAAATCGCCGTACGCTACTATCAGATCGTTTACCCGTATGTATGCGGCGTCGAACGTACCGTTGCCGACCGTGACACCCGACGAGAACGACGGCGTGTACGACGTAGGTACGCCCAGATTTCCAGAATGCCACAGCGTTCGGGTTGTACCGCCGCCGTCCGTAACTCTCCAATCGTTAACGCTAGTATCCCAAGAAAGGGACTTGGTGCTGGTGCTGAGGTCATCGTAGAAGCCGATGGTAGCTGAGCTTCCTACCCCTACTCTAATATCGCCCTCTACGTGCAGAGAGAACGACGGATTCGGCGTCGTAGTGCCAATACCGACATTGCCGTCATGGTCAATACGCACAACCTCAAACAAGCCAGAGTCACCACTAACCGACAACGCCAACTCAGACGTGTAACCGAACGTGTCACCCGCAACCGTAGCGACACGGCCACGAACACCAGCACCGCCGTCCGAAGCGTCAGAACTGTAAAACGACAACGAACCCATAGACTCGCCATCGGTCCACGTCCCGTCCTTTTCGGACGTAAGCCGAATGTCGGGACTCACAGCAGCCGACACATCCAGTTCAGCAGCAGGCGACGTGGTGTTGATACCGACACGGTTATTAACAGAGTCAAACGTAGCCGGAACCAAAGACGAATCAACATAATCCGTCGTAGCAATTACACCAGAAGGAATACTCGCCACAAACGACCAATACGTACCATTCCACTGCCACGTACGGTCGCCAACTGTAAACGTGTCATTTACTGCTGGCGAATCAGGAAAATCAATAGCCATTAGTTGACCTCCAAATCTTTCTCAGGCTCAGTAATCACACGCCCCTCATCATCGGTCCAGTACGTGTCATACATGTGCTGATCTTGGCGCTCGCCAATCACCATCCACGAAATAGTATGACTGCAATCAGCGTGCTCCGCACTGATGCTCAGAACATTGCCGTTGACAGTGGACCAAACTCTGCACGGCCCTTCTTCGTTAGAAGTGAATGCCTGAACATCGCGATTCAACAAAACAAAGGTACCGTCTGTCATTCCAGACGCTTCATCAATATTCACTGAAGCCGTGCCCTCAACGAGGGCTACTCTACCTCGATAAATGTTATCTGCTTGCGGACCCTCTATGAAACTATGCACCAACTGGTGAGTTTCATTCAGCTCAGGCAAGGGATGAGAAATGCGGAAAGTCCCAGAACCCTTCGACAACGCCCCAGTAATAGAAACGTCACCGCCGAACGCAGCGCTAAGGTCATCGGTATCCATCGACAAAATATCTGCGCCAGCACCGTCCTCAAACACCCAGACGTTCGGGGAAGTCCTGTAGTACAGTGCCCCCTCAAGAGACGCTGCCAACCCTACCGTATCATTGTTGTAGACTTCTAGCCCGAACGGGCCAGCAAGAGCATTGCCGCTGGAGTCAGCACCGAACGCAATACTACCGTTTGTTATATCAAGCTCTGCCAGAGGCGCCGTAGTACCAATACCAACCAGTCCGGTTTCGTCAATATACATACGAGTAGCCATACCGCCACGGGTAGTGGCAGTACGGAACGAAATATCGTAACCGGAGAGGTAGCCGAATGCTGGAGCCTGAGAAGTTCCAACGAAACCTAGCTCCGCACGGTTCGTTACCCCAGAATCAATTACCGCCACATATCTGTTGTCCCGAGAAAGAGCCATGAACGTATTGTCTGGCGACGTAGTACCGATACCGACCTGTCCGACATGGTCAATAACCATACGAGTAGTCAAGTCTGCCACGTTTGTAGTAGCGCCCGAAGTGGTTTGGAAAACGATCCCGCCATCGTTTGCGTTGCCGGAATTGTCAGCAACACCCAAGCCGATGGCAGATAGAACCCCACCATCCGAATTAGTTTCGCCAACGATGTAACCGAACTGACCGCCAGAACTCGACCAAGCACCAGACAAGCGCAGTAGCTCTGTACTGGTCGTGGCCGAAGTATTCAAGTGCAACAATGAATCAGGCGTCGTAGTGCCGATACCGACACGGCCCGTATTACCTTGAATCGTCATAGCGGTAATGTCCACCGCCGACCCATCCGTCACATGAAACTCAAGATCCGAATACTGACCCAAAATCTCACCCGCAACAGCACGCAGCGACGCATGAGACTTGCGGCCACCGCCCGAGTCATCCTCGTTCCAGAAGTCCAAACGACCCCACGGGTTCGTAGTAGACCACGACGACGATTGACCAGTGGATGAAATCCGAAGCTCAGTAGCGGAAGCTCCACCGCCCGTAGCAGTAGAAATCTCAAGCTCTGACGCAGGCGCCGTAGTGCCGATACCGACACGGTTATTCGTCGCATCCACATACAACGTGTCCGTATCAAATGCCAGATTGCCGGTCGAGTCGATCACCATACGTTCCGTACCAGCAGTATCAAAACGGATAGCGTCCTCATCTACAGACTCTTCAACCTTAACCTGAGTATCGCCATCAACATCAGAAATATACGAAGAAACCTGAATAGACGAACCCACCTCAGTCCACACAGAATCATAATAAATAAACGTCTTACCCGTATCCGACTCAAACCACAAATCACCCGCAGCCGCAGACGCAGGAGGATCATCACTCAACGTAATAGAAACAACAACCGTATCCGACTGAGACGTAAACGCCACAAACGAACCAGACTTCCCCTCCAAAAACCCCACATACACCAAATCATTTACAGCCGGAGGAGGCCCAACAATCGGAATACCCTCATAAATATTATTCAACCCCAACTTAGGGATCTTCACCCGCAACAAATTATCCGCACCAACCGACACAACCTGAGCACGAAAAATACCGCCAGAACCACGCCCACCACTCGCAGACGTATTAAAATCAGAACGCCTCATATCGCCGCCTTAATCATAGCCCAATCATCAGCATCCACAACACCATCCACAGGCAAACCATTCAAAGTCTGAAACGACCGAACCGCAGCCTCAGTCTTCGGCCCAAAAATACCATCAATAGCCAAAGAATAATTAACAGTCTTCACATACGACGAATTCGTAATATTAGCCCCCAAACTCTGCGCCTGCTCAATCTCCGCAGGAGACAACGAAACCCTCACCTGCCTCTTACCATTATACGACGCCGACACCGCCTTCTGAATACGCTTCACACACTCCCCACGAGAACCATTCGCAAACCGCTGCTTCTCACAACCGCCCCCAGCCATATCATCAGAATCCTTAGGACACGTACCAGAAATAGCAACAAAACCAGAATTAGTAGTATTAAAACTAACCCGATCAACCATAAACCGCTTATCAAAATTATTCAAATCTTTAATATTAACACCAATCCCCGGAAAAATCGTGATAGCCGACGTGTTCTTAAGTAAACTCGCAGTAAACGTGGCGGCAGCATCCCGACTATCCGTAGACCTACGGACAGTCAAATTAGACACAAAGAACGGGTCAGTGTCGCCAGATGGAACGTTCAAATCAATAGACGGCTGCTGTTCTAAAATAAACTCTTCCGAAGCGAAAAACATTACGCCGTTAGCCTCAAAAAACATGAACTCTGCTTCACGAGCCAGCCGAGCCAAAACATCATACGTTGACTCGTCTTTTTGTTCGTTCTGTTCACGAACAATGTTTCCGTCCGCTGGCGTGTTCTCTCCGAAGAAATCTAGACCGAACCTGGCGGCGGTAGCGGAAGCGAACGCTGTCGGTGAAATACGTCCGTAAGACTGCTGTCCTTTCTCCCGTCGAATAGCCTGCATAGCCCGGTTGCGTGCCGTTACAGTAACCGTATCTACTTCTGCGTGGGTTACGGAGATCGCAGCTACCTCAAACTCGACGGTTTTAATAGTGATACTAATATCGTCTCCGCCGCTGTCTTTGACTTCAGCACTATCCGGAAGAACAAACGCCACACGCCGCCCAATCATAAAATAGTTACTGTTTAACATTTTAAAACCGGGGTCGAACACCCGCATCTGCAACTCGCTAACCATGCGTGCAGTCATATCAAACTGCAGATCAAGAATAGACTCCCTGACCAGCACGTTCTCGTCCCCGATTTCACCAATAAAAATGTAGTCATTATTAGCAAACGCTTCAGAAATAGTCATACCAATAGCCTACCCGATCCCAGGCACAAGGTCTTCCCCTTCAAAAATATTACTATCCACAATAATAGTAATACTGTCAGGCTCATCCGGCGTACTACCGGTAACACTACCGCCACCGCCACCACCACCGCCAGTAAACGTCACCGCCTCCAACTCAACAACCTTCTGATCATACAACGGCGTTTCAGTCAACTGAACATTCACCTCCACCTGAATAGGGTTACCCTGCAAATTGCGTTGCATGACAGTAAAACCAAACTTCGTTAATGTCACAGCATACGGAACAGCCGACACACCATACACAAACTTACACGGAATAGAATTCGCAGCGATCAACTCCATCCGATCCAAAACCTGAACCACAGGAACAGGATCACACCCGTGCGTAGCCTTATCCGCAATCATAGCCTTAAACGTAATCGTACGCAAAGACGGATTCTCAAAAACAAGCAACGGTTTCTTGCCAGGGCGAGGAAGCTTCTTCGTCACCGCCGCATAATCCTCAAACTCCACATCCTGCGGACCGAAAGGAAACTCAACCTGAAAATCTTTCCACGTCGTCCCGGCAGGAAGATCATACAAATACGGACCAATCGGCTCTCCAGAACTACCGGAAGCTTTAACCGGCTGAAACGGTTTCAACATAACCCGCTCAGGATTGACGCCAGTATACTCCACAAAAACGTCGATATCGTTATCAATAGCCACTATCTGCTGTTGTAAAATAGTCATAAAATTAAACCCTACTGTAGATTGATGCGGCTGTTCGAGAGTACCGGAGGCATCGGGCCACGCTCCGGGTTCCCAGCAATCTGTTTAAGAACCAAAACGGTCTCCTCACCCGTAGATTGAATCTGTGCCAAAGTATTATTACGCTGAAGCGCCAACACGTCCTCCTCGCCCAACAGTCCCTCTTCCGCAAGCGCTCTGATAATCAACGTCGATGGATCATTGCCCTGACGCTCCTGCTCCCTGAGAATCTCCTCAATGCTCTTATCAGCATACAATCTCCCGCCCCTCATTCCTGACCGCAAGAATTCCCGCATTTCCGGCGAATCAATATTAATACCCATACTCCGCAATGCTTGATACCGCTCCACACCACTCAACCCACTAGTTATGTTCAACGCCCTTGACATCGTATCTCTCTCATTTAAGAAATTATCGAGACCCGTCACCTCACGCTGAGTAGTCCCAATAATACCGTCCCCGTCCAAATCAAACTGACTAATAAGCCCAGGGTCCATGCCATACGCAGCAGCCATATCATTGACCATCGTGGTAGAACCCGCAGCCAAAGCCTCCAGCAAGCGAGCTTGGTCGTCCGCATTCATAACACCCGGCGATATAATCTTTTGGAAAATTTCCCTAAACGCCGAAAAACCTGCCACATCAGGAGACATCCCCATAGAAACCTCAAACGCAGTAAACGACTCTACAGCATCCGCAATAAGATCCGTAGTCAAATTCTCGCCGCTAGCATTCGCTAAAGCCGTGAACGCTGCCGAAGCAGAAGCCCTCCGCTCAGCCTGACCCATTGCAGACGTGGAGAAATCAGGCAGGAACGTTTGGTTACGGTCCATAAGCGTCATAACATTAGCCATAATTACAGCGGCACCACCAACACTGTCGATAGTGGAGTGAATGTCTAGCCCCAAACGTTCTAAAGCCGCCCCTACTTCATCCGTGCGCAGTTCTAGTGTGTCAGCAAAATAACGAATTTGTCCTTCAGCAAACCTGTTAGCCTCATTTAAGTCATCTTGCATCTCTTTCATAACGTTATTTTCCATAAGCGCCTTGAAAGTTTCATCCCGATGCACCGAATCCGGATCAACACCCGTGAACCGCAGGTAGTCACGAAATGCTCTAGTATCGCCTTCAAAACTAAATTCGCCAGTTTCCGGATCAGTCGCAGCCTCCACAGCAGCCATGAACAAATCAAGCTCCTGCTGTGCCGCCGAAACCCTAGCAAATCCGGCACCGCCCGATAAATTCCTGCCTGCGATACGTTCAGAAATGCCAGCAGCCGCCTCACGGCCAAGCCTCTTTAGCCGCTCATTCCCCGCATACGCAGCAATGCCTTCAACCGCTGCGCCCACTGCAGCACCAATTAGAGCACCCGCAACAGTGCCCACCCCCGGCAATATAGCCGTCCCTAGGGAAGCACCCACTGAACCGCCACCTAGCGCCCCACCGATCCCCAGTCGACCAGTCTCGTACGCATTCGTAGCAGCGTTATACATTTCATAGCCGCCTAACCCAACACCAGCCACAACGTTAAGTTTACCGAGTTTACTTAAAGCGCTAAATCCCCTAGTCGTTCCTGACGCTTTAGCAATATCATCCATAATCATTGCCCTGTTTTGGAATAGCTGCCTGGGAGTCATAGTGCCCTGATAGCCATGCGGGGTAAACGTGGGCCGCATCAACGATCGAGCATAGCCAGGCCCAATTCCACCTGCATATGTTGGCCGCAATGCTAGCTGCTGTCTAGCTAAAGCTAGCGTGGACGAACCCCCAGTCCTACCTAACAGCGGCAAGCCCGCCGCCCCACGTATCCTATTAGCCTGACGTAGACTTCTGCCTCGCCTAGAGTATAGCGCCGCCCCGCCCACCAACAATGCGGCACCACCTAAATCCGCCCCTCCCCCAAGCGGAATACTAGACAGCGCTGAAAGCAAAGACGCCACAACCTCAACTAGCGAAGAAATAACCGGCGCTATCACATTTAATACCGCAGCCAACGCCTCCAACGCACCAGGCAACCGCTCCATAATAGGTTGAAATGCAGCAAACACATTAGACAACGCAGGAATAACGCTAAAGGCCAACTTATCTAGTATCTCAGAAAACAGAGGCAACCTATCAAAAAAGCCATACTGCCCTGCCTGAAACAAGTCAAACACGGCACCAATAACATTACCTACCGAAGCACCAAAAGCTCTAAACCCCTCAGCATTAGCCACAATAGAATCAGAAAAATTCCTAAACAAGCCACGCCCGCCGCCAGTGCCACGCATGGCCCCAAACATGTCAATCAACACATTCGCTGCAGGCTCAAACTCCCCCAGAAAATCCCCAACACCCCTAAAGAAATTACGTATTGACCTGAAAAACCCGACAAAGCTCTCACCCATCTGAGTAATATTTTCCAAATGATCAAAAATATTATTACGAATAAAATCCATAGTCTTATCGACCATAGTCACTAACGTGGGTGCAAAAGACTCCGCACCAAACCGCTGAATTAACGCACCCATACTAATAAAGTTTTGACGCATAATTCGTGCAATGTCCATCATGGCGTTGCGGAACGGTTCCAACAGTGGCTGACCCATATCCGCAAAGATATTCTTCAGTCCAGCAAATTCTGTCTTAGCGGTACCGACAAACGTTCCCGCCAGTCCTGATGAAACCCCACTGAAATTGTTAGCAACTACGTTCCCCGAGCCAATAGCATCCATAAGCTGAGACATCGAAGAAACCCCGCTCAAAGAACCTGCCCGAAACCCGCGAGACCCAGAAACGGCCGCAGTCGCTGCAGTCAAATCGCCAGATGCAATAGCGTTCGCAATCTGCTGTACCGCCGCAGGATCACCGCCAGATAAATTAATCATCTGTCGAGCCATCGCTGCCGACCTCCCAGGACCAACTCCTGCCCTTGCAAACGACGCCACCAACGACTGACTCGCTTCGCTTCCCAGCAAGCCAGCATTACGAGAACCTAAACTTCTGCTAAGCAGCGCAGCGTTCTGGGCACCCTGCCGGTTCATAGCCCCACCCATAGTAGGGATAAGCATTGCTTCTTGGAACTGCCGCATCGCCGCAGCAGCCACTGCCAAAGATGTCGCCACACCTGCTGCTGTAACAGATAAACCTTTCAAAGCTATGTCATACAACGAAATTGCTGCACGCCCCGTAATAAGTGCTAGCTTAACAGACAGCAAACCTACAGTAAATAACGCTAACTGCCCGACCAGCGCAAACACAGTGAACTTCGCAAAAGTCATCGCAAACTTCTTGAAAACCTGCACCACTCCTGTGAGTGTACGCCTAAACTTGTTATGCCGCTTGTCAACATTGCCCATACGCCGATCGTGCTTGTCCAGCGTACTATTCATGTCATCGAAGTTTTTGGTGGCGTCTTCTAGCCGATCAGCGGTCTCACCTAAGCGGTCGTTAGTTCTAGTTATGGTTTTTTCGACACGCTCAAAGTTTTTATTTGAGCTGTCAAGCCGATCATTTAGCTTGTTTATATTATTAGAAAAACTCCTCGTTTGTTTCTCTACAGTTTTAAGCTTAGCCTTTAATGCATCCAGAGCAGCATCATCAACATCAACGTTAACAGTAATTGTAACTCTATCTTGCGCAGCCACGAAAACACCTCCCCACAAAAGAGAAACCGGGAACCTCTATTATTCTATAGAAATTCCCGGCACTCAGTAGCCACCATGACTACCCTTTCTCTCTTTTTCTCTACGCTCATGATCCGCCGCCAACGCCTTAGCCGCAGCCATACGAATCAACCACTCATCCAAATCACAATCCAACAACTGAATCGGATCACAATGAAACGCCTCAGCAAGCCGCGCAACAGACTTAACCCGAGGATCAAGGGCTAGCTCATCAACTAGCCCTGCATAGGGTCCTCAGCATCAACATCATCCCCATACCCCGCATAATCCAGAATCTTCAACGCAACATTCTCAAGATGCGGATCAACACCATAAAACGCACGAATAGCATCAGGCAACGGCCGCTGAGTACCCGTCATCTCCAGCATCACCGGAGAAGCAAAAGTAATCGCATTACCATTATCATCCAACACAAGCTCGTCATTCATATAAATACCAGTAACCGTATTACCAATCACATAACACGAAAACTTGATCGAATCCAACTCATCCGTCTTACGATTCGTCGCATTACGCCGCCACGCCTTCAACTGATCGTTAGTAATATTCGGAGAAAACCGAACAGTCACACCCACACGCTCCGGCACATTCATCTCCACCTCAGGACGCGTAACCTCACGAGAAATCTCTTCCTTCAACATGTCCAGAACAGAAACACTCTTAGAAGTAGAGCCAAACGCATCATCCTTCTTAGAAGGAGCTGAACCAGCAACCTCCACAATATCATCGGCCATCAAACAATCCTTTCATAGACAACGGCTTCTAACATAGGCTAGTAAAACCCAAACAGCATGTCAAGGCACAACATAGAAAAAACGCCACCCGAAGGTGACGTTTTCTCTAAATTAGTGTAAAGATTAATGAATTAAATAAAACTCACTCTACGTCAGAGATAGCAAACGTAAGCGAGAACGTGGCCGGAGCACCCGAAGAAGCATCACCGTCAGGCTCAGTCAGCCCAACCAGCAGAGCCGACGGATAAACCCGCTCAGACCCAGGCTCCTTCAAATCACAGTTAAGAGTGTAAACCGTAACGTCGTAATGGGCCTTACCCACTAGCTGACGAAGATCCTTAATGTCACTATACTCGCCTGCATCCGTCGTGACGAAACGGCTAAGCGTAATATCGCCAATCTCGGACGGAGCACACAAAGTCACAGGGAACGGCTGCCCTCCATCATACACCTTCTCAACCGCAGCACTAATCTCACCGCCACTAACCGTGGTGAAATACGGACCAACATCACTACCCTGCAAATCAGGCGGGTTAACACCAGCCTTATTCAGCGGTAAAATTTCGGCCACAATTTGCCTTTGAGTTGCTTTTGCTAATGGCATAGTTTATTATCTCCTTACACTAGAGGATCAACAAGATTGCTCTTGGTGATAACAACATTGATCAAGTCCGCCACACCAGACACCCGAACACCGACCGTAGCAGTAACCTCGCCACCGGCTAGCTGAGTCGTCGGGTTGTTGTCCGTAGACACATCAACGGTAAACCCAGGGTCAATCTGACCACCGTTCGCATCAAACGCAGCATACAAGCCATTCGACTTAGCAATAGGCTTAAGCAGTGCAGTAATTGCTGAACGAATCCGACCAAACAACACGCCGTTACCGTCAATTACATCAAACAAGAAACGCTCCATACGTTCCTCGATACCATCCTTGATGTAATTAATTGTATCCTGCTGAGTAATGTAACGCCAATTCGCTTCGTCACTAGAGACCGAGCGAGCACCGTACACCCGAATCGTATCGTTTACCTTACGGATAGCGTTAATACGGGCGTCATCCAACGTCTGAGCCGTAGCCGGAGTCACGTCCTGATACAGATCCGCAACATTGACGGCCTCAGAAATCTGGCCCGCACCCGGACGCCACGGACCACCCGCAGCCTCAACCGCTTTCGACCGTGCCGCAGCAGCATACGCCTCAGGCGACAAATTAATCGTGGCCGTAGTTACAGAAGACTGACCAGTCGCCAACTCCGTCGTATTCGGAGAAGGTACCTTAATGTGTGGCCAATAGAAGGCCATCGACTGTGCGTTACTATCGGTGTAATACCCGGCAGCCGCAGACTTAGCCGTAGCCGAAGAATCTCCCAACGTAAACGCACACAACGCAACCCGGTTCGCAGCTACACCATGATCCCTCAAAGCATTCCAAATAGTTGATCCTGTATAGCCAGGCGCCGCAACAGCGCCCACACCCAACGTCGGACTAAAACAACTAGTCACGTCAGGGTCCGGATCAAACGTGCCATCCAAAGCGCTTACAATATGAGCCGCAGTCGGAGCAGTCTCCGCCCCGCCGGTAAACGACGCATCCGCAATCGCATCAGGGTTCGTTACCGCAGGATCAGCATCCGACGCAACCACCAACTGCTTCACATTAGAAGTATTAATGAAGTTAATCGCATCGTCCTTGTCCAGAAGATCACGAGAAGTCAATAGCTGAACCCCGTCCAAAGCGATCTTCACACGGAAATATCCGGCCAAAATGTTAGCATCCTCGACACTAGTTTCAATCGTGGCGGTCAAACCATTGCCCCAAGTGCCCACATTAGCAGCCGTCAGCGTCAACGTAGCAGAAGCGCCCTGATTCAAAGTCAGTGTCGCAGCTACCTGACCACCCGGCGTGTCATAATCAGTCGTCCGGAAAACGTAGCAACGAGAACCGCCCTCATCAAAAAACGTCTTCACATGCGAATACAAATTACCCGACTGATAATTACCATAAAAAGTCGTGTAGTCCCTAAAACTACGAAGAAGCGTAGGCTCAGTCGTTGACCCACGCTCAGCAGTACCCACTAAAAAAGCTTGACCCGCTACATTAGTGCCAGTACCCACAGGACCAGTACGTACTGTAGTGGTGACATTAACTCCCGGCATAATTGCCTCCATATTCTTGTAGTTAAAATACTAGTATTGAACATGCCCTGCGGGATACGCAAAGCGTACGCTCTATCAAAATTTATTTTACCACGCCAGTAGCAAAACCTAGTGTAACTACGTGGGTAGGATTACGAATCGTCTTTAGCCTCAAGCTTGGCGCGCTCTTCCTCAATGACCGCTTTCCAGTCAACAGTGCCGCTCTCATTCAGCGGAAGCCCTGCCCTCTTAACCACTTCAGCGTATCTCTCAAGCACCTGCGCTCGATATTCACGAACATCCTGACTGGATGGCGGCTCGGTAGCCGACACATTCATGACTTCGTTAGGTAGTTGTTTGTTTTCTTCTGAACTCATATCGTTAGTCTATCTCATCTAAGGTCGCAGCGGGGTCGCTGAGTAAAGAATTCTTTTTGTTAGGAGAATCAGGCCCTGGCGGAAGCCCAAAATCTGGCGCAGACGAACGAACCGTATCCAACTCATCAAGCGTGGCAGTCATATCATCCACAATCGTGGGACGAGCTTCGCTTTGAACAATTTCTACAGCTTCAGGAATAGTACGCCACTCGCCCATTCCCTCAACCTGCCAGCCTCTTGTACCCGCTCGTGACGGATTAACCGTAACGACACCAACCTCATTAGGGTCAAGATCAGCGTACGCCTGATAATTAGGACTCCAAAACAGAGGATCGGGACGGTTCGGAACATTGAACTGTCGCCAATACGAATAATCTTTATAGAACTCTCCACGCTCTTTCATCGTGGCTGGAGCAGCCGATAAAAGTTTCTCTCTCACATCTTCAGGCATACTCGTGTCCCAGGCAGCGATCTCTGACTTCATTCTCTCCACGGCAGCCGGACCCGTATCGTCACGGACAACCTCATGCATCTCATGAATACCACGAACGATAGAATCCGCAACCAACGGGTCGGTCGTAAAGCTAATAGCTTTACTTGTGCCGCCGCCCAACCCTGCAGGAGCTTCACCTGACTCGTCCCTTAACTGTGCACGAGTTTTAAACCCTCCATCTTGCAAACCACTCAAACCTGTAGTTACATGTAACAATCCTTGTGGAAGGGTTTCCCACATGCCTCGATCAGCCCTAGCGGCAGCACCATACCGCTGGTTCGCCTCCGACCTTTCATCAGTGTCACTGCCCCAAACCTCTTCAGGGTTACCTATGTCAATCTTATTTAGTGCAATAGCCCGAGTGATTTCAGCTTGCCAAGCCTGCTCGATTTCCCTCCTAATTGTCATAGCCGCAACAGCGTCATCCTCTGGTAGTACATCGAAAACTGATCCAATGTCAGCAAGACCGGGTTTCTCATCTTTAGGCACGGGTAAACCATCATCAGCAATAACTTGCGTCTTAAACAAATCAGGACGCTCTCTCAATAATTCAACACCACGCCCCCATTGTTCCTTCCCGTCTTCATTAAAGCCGACAGGAGGAGGCCCAGGAACCCAAAAACCGCCATCATCAGTTTCGACAACACCTCCCCCAGGAATATCCGTAGACTCCTCACCACCATCAAGACCCTCAGCACCAATACCAATCATCGCATCAACAGCATCATCCCGATCAGAACGCAACTGATCAGACAAACCCCGCAACTCAGCCAAACGCTCCTTCTGCCTCAAAAACTCAGGAATCTCCGCCTCATACGCAGCAAACTCCTCCCGCTGACGCTCCAACCCCGCAACAGGATCAAGACCATCCAACGACACATCATTCTCATCCATATAATCCAACAAACGCCACAACACCTGACCCGTCATCTCCGAATCAGCATCAGCCGTATGCCACGAAAAATCCTCCAACCCGAAAAACTCCTGCAGCTTCTTCAACGACGCACTACCCGGCGCGCCCTCAACCCCAGAACGCTTAACAATATTACCCAACCCCATCGTGTCAAAATACGTGACCTCATCCAAATCAAACGACGGCACACCATCGGGATTATGACGCTGCCGCTCCAACTCCATACGCTTCAAATCAAACGCAGCATTATGCGCCATAAACACCACATCAGAGC